AGTATCCAGTAACAGATGTATTTGGTGATAAACGTCAAGAACTGAACGAGGCTCTTGACACATATCTGAAAAAGAAATTTGAGCCATATGGAATTATCATTGACACTGTAAACTTTACTTCAATTTCTACAGATGATGAAACTCAAGCAGCTATTCAGAAGAAAGTAAATGCACAGCAGGAACTGGAACTTGCAAATATTGAAGCCAAGACTGCAAAAGTACAGGCAGATAAAGATAAAGAAGTTGCTCTTATTGCAGCTGAACAGGATAAAGAGAAAGCTGCTATTGAAGCTGAACAGGCAAAAATCACTGCGGAAGGTAAGGCGGAAGCTACAAAAATTAAAGCGGATGCTGAAGCAGAAGCAAATAAAAAGATCGCTGAGTCACTTACTCCAGAACTTATTGAGAAACAGAAGATTGATAAGTGGAATGGTGATGTGCCGAAGGTACAAGGTGGAAATGCTGCAACAATTGTTGATGCAGGTGATTTAACATCAGGAACAGCAAGTGTAAAAGGAGAATAATATGAGGGGAATGTTACTTATTATTATGTCATTATTGGCATTAGCTTTCAGTTGGATCGTAACATGTGGAATTATAAAATTAATCACATTATGTTTCGGGGTCGCTTTCAGCTGGTTGATTGCTACAGGAATTTGGCTTGTAATCTTATTACTGAAATCAGTATTTGGGAAATAAACTATGATTAGATGGAAAATAGAAAAATTTATTGTTGGCGATTATGTAAAATTAACCAATCTCCCTCAAGGTTACGAACGCCTTGAGGGAACTGAGGGAATCATCACGAACATTAATTGCGAATTATATACAGTACATAATTCTGATTCTATGATTTTTGAAGTAGAAAAACAATATTTGACGCATTTATATAAATCAGAAGAGGAGAATGGACAAATGGCAAAATTAACAGGATATTATGCAGTAGCAGTAATTGAAGAAGTAACTTGTTGTTGTAAGAAAGACTATTATTATGCAGTCTTTGACGATGGCAATACATATAAAGCCGGAGACCAGGTTTTAGTAAGTGGTTGTAACAAAGATGTTCTGACAATTAAAGAAATTTTAACTGTGTCGGAAGCAGAAGTAAAATGCGCCAAGAATATTACTGCAGAAATTATCTGTAGAGTTGATACATCTGCATATGACCAGCGTGTTGAAAATAGAAAGAAAGCTGAGAAGCTTAAAAAAGATATGGATGCAGTTATTAAGCAGATGGATGTAACAAAGAAATATGAAATGTATGCGGCTGAGAATCCGGAACTGGCGACCTTGCTTGATCAGTATAAAGAGTTAACGAAATAATGATTAAAACGATATTAAAAAATATTGTGTGTTTCATTATCAGTGGGATATGCATGAGCATTGTTCTGAATAATGTTGTTCCGGGTGGTTATTGGCCTTCTGCAATATCATTATTTATTTTAAGTGTTAACTACTTCATTTGGGGATCACGGACATGATTTGGGTAACTGGAGATACGCATGGGGATTGGATCCATAGAGTTAATATGGATTCTTTTCCCGAACAGCGTGAGATGTCGAAGGACGATTATGTGATAATTCTTGGAGATTTTGGGATATGGAGAGATTCACCGCAGCAAAGGTGGTACCTGAATTGGCTTGAAGAGAAACATTTCACAACACTCTTTATTGACGGAAATCATGAGAATTACGATATATTAGATTCTTATCCGGTAGAAGAATGGCATGGAGGTAAGGTACATTTTATTAAACCATCAGTAATTCATCTTATGAGAGGACAGGTGTTTGAGATAGACGATTTAACATTCTTTACCTTTGGAGGGGCTTCAAGTCATGATATTTCAGATGGAGTATTAGAGATTGACGATCCAAGAGTAAAAGAATGGAGGGATGATCCGGATAAAATGTACCGAATTAATCACATTTCATGGTGGGAGCGAGAAATGCCAGATGAAAAAGAGATGGATGAGGGTATAAAGAATCTGGCAGAACATGATAATAAAGTAGATTTTATCCTGACACATTGTACAGCTTCTTCTACAGCAGCATTATTATCACATGGATTATATAAACCGGATAAGTTAACTGATTATCTGGAAGAAATAAGGTGCAATGTTGATTATAAGCGTTGGTTGTGTGGACATTACCACGACAATAAAGCAATAACAATAAAAGATATAGTTCTATATGAACAGATTGTGAGGATCGCATAATGATAGATATGTCAGAACTTACAGAAAGTGTTAAGGGATACATTGAAGGATTGCAAGATGTATTACAAAGAAAATATCAAATTTCAGAAGATAAGGCTTTAAATATGATTACTTCTTCTTATATTATGGATTCTCTTATAGATTACCCAGAAGAGACGTTACATGATGACATTGAAGCACATGCAGATAATATATATGAAGATCAAATATCAAGAACCGAACGGTTGTTGTTAGAGGCCGGGTACGAGGGAACGATATTTTTTACAAATCCATCTTATGAAGATGCGTTTCTTGGTATTTCTTCTGATGATAGAGCAATATATGATTACGAAAAAATGGTTGAATCATTAGTTAACCATGAGGATATGACAGAAGATGAGGCTAGAGAATTTATAGATTACAATGCGACGTTCTATATTGAAGGTGGACCAATTATTTTGTATAGACTGGAGGAATAGTCATGCCGGAACGTAACAGAGGGTATTTAAGAGAACAAAGGTTACGAAATATTGAACGTAGAAAAAAATTAATAAGTCAACGAGAACTTATGTATTATGGATATAAAACTTTGAACGATCCTGATTTTAAAGATGGAATATTACATAAAGGACACAGTGGACGACTTGGCATGGGTGGTACTGCAGTAAAAACTAATACTCGGAAAGGACATGCCTCATATCGACATAAAGGTGCTTATGGTCCAGCAGATAACTATTCAAGACATGATAAGCAGCAAGTTGAAGATGGAGCACAGCAAATTAAAGAATGGGAGAATAAAAATGAAAAAAGAGAAGAAGAAAGTTCTGATTGTAATTGATGTGCAGAATGATTTTGTGACAGGAGTTCTTGGAACACCGGAAGCTCAGGCTATTATTCCGAATGTAAAAGAGAAATTTGATAAGTATAAAAATAATAACGATTATGTGATTTTTACAAAAGACACTCATGATTCAAATTACTTAGATACTGCTGAAGGTAAAAAACTTCCGGAACATTGTATACATGGAACTCATGGTTGGGAAATTGTTGATGAAATTAATTATAAAGGTTTCAGAAATTTCAATAACTTTATGGTATGTTGTAAATCTACTTTTGGATTTGATGACTGGGATTGGGAAGAAACATTTGATATCGCAGATGATTCTTCTTTATTAGATATTGAAATTATTGGCATATGCACAGATATCTGTGTTATTACGAACGCTCTTTTGATTAAAACTTATTATCCAGAGGCAAAAATCACAGTTGATGCATCATGCTGCGCAGGATCAACACCGGAAAAGCATAAAGCGGCTCTTGATGTAATGGAAAGCTGCCAGATTAATGTAATCAATAGAAATTAAATTAAACAATGGAGGGAATTAAAATGATGAATAATTTTATGAATGGAATGTTTGGAAAAATTGGTAGTGGAATGTGTAAGTTATCTATGAGTGGTAATATCGCAGTAAAAACCTCTAATGGATATAAGAGTTACAATGTTAAATCCGGTAAGCTCACAAACTGTGGAAATTTTGTATTCCCAGGAGTAGATGAAAACTTTTTCTTCGTCATTCCAACAAATAAGGTGGCTAAAGGAGACATCATCCTTGTAAATGGCAAACCTAAGTGCGTCATCGAAGCAGATAAAACAAAGATCACTGTAATCAATTATGAAGATTCTACAGTTGAAACAATTCTGCCGGAGCGCCATGTATTTATGGGAAATACTTATTTCTATGGAAAAATTGTATCTATGTTCGGAAGTAATCTTGGAAAAGATAAAAATAGTGCAAATAAAATCTTTAAATATATGATGATGTCCCAGATGATGAATGGAGCGGCCGGTACCGGAACTGGAACAGACAGTAATCCAATGAGTGCTATGATGCCATTTATGATGATGAATGGTGGTATTGGTGATGTATTTGACGGTATGTTTGATTTTAGCATGGATGATACAGACACAGAAGATAGTGAAGATGATGTAGAGGAGGATGAATAATTATGGGATGTGGAAGTTGGGATACTAAAAGTTTTGTAAGTTATTCAACTGCAAGAGGATATGATACTGATTCACGAGGAGTAGTTACAGGAAGCTATTCTAACCAGGAAATGTTTAAAGCAAAAAATATTGATGCAGCACTCGATCCTAAAGGTGTTATTAGAGAATGTTGTGATAATGAAGAGCATCCGAATACTTTACCGGTTATTTTGGCTTTAGATGTCACCGGATCTATGGGACAGACCGCAGTAGAAATTGCAAAAAGACTTAATGAAATCATGACAAAATTATATGGTCAGATTAAAGACGTAGAATTTATGATTATGGGTATTGGAGATTTGGCTTACGATACTTATCCAATTCAGGCATCACAGTTTGAATCCGATATTAGAATTGCAGAACAGCTTGATAAAATTTACTTTGAATTTGGCGGCGGAGGTAATTGGTTTGAATCATACACTGCTGCTTGGTATTTCGGATCTCGTCATACTAAACTTGATTGTTGGAATAGAGGTAAAAAAGGTGTAATTATTACTATTGGAGATGAACGTCTTAATCCGTACTTACCAGTATCAGGACGACGCTCTGGATTAGGAATTACAACTGGCGATACGCTTCAAGCCGATGTAGAAACTAAAGATTTATATATGGAAACATCTGAGAAATTTGATATTTATCACATTAATGTAAATCATCGTGATGGATATGACCAGAGAGGAATAGTTGAGTCTTTTTCAGAGTATCTTGATGATAATCATTTTAGGACCATTAATCGTCTTGATGATATTGCAGATGAAATTGTAAAGATTGTAGTTGCGGCTGCAGAAAATAATGAACCTGTAGTAGTCTCATCCACTGTAATTTCTGCAGAGACAGATGAATCAGGAGCTATCATTTGGTAAGGAGAACTTATGAAAGATATAAAAATTGTCATCGGGACAAACTTTGGTGACGAGGGTAAGGGCAAATTAACAGATTATTATACTAAAAATGCAAATAACTGTATCGTTGTGTGTTCAAATGGCGGCGCTCAGAGAGGACATACAGTATTAAAATCAGACGGAACCCGGCATGTCTTTCATCATTTCGGCTCTGGAACATTAAACGGAGCAGATACTTATTTACCGGAGGATTTTATTTTAAATCCTCTGGTATTTAAGGAAGAATGGGAAGAGTTAAAGAAATTAGGATGGAAACCTCATGTGTATATTCATGAAAAATGCATGATTACAAATCCTCTTGATATGATGGCAAATCAAATTATTGAACGAAGTCGTGGTAACAATAAACACGGAAGCTGTGGAATGGGGATTTATAATACAATTCAACGCTATAAAAAACATATTAATTCATATTCATTGTCATGGGCATACTATATGAATATGTTTAAGCGCATGGAGATTACATTATCTGAACAGGAAGAAGAATTATTTCATCCAGTAAAAAATCCTGGGCTTCGAGATCATTACTATGAAGATTTTGATTTTATGATGTCACATGTACATGTTGTAAATAATGATCAATTACTTAATGGATACGATACCATAGTATTTGAAAATGGGCAGGGGCTTCTTTTGGATCAAAATAATATTGAATATTATCCGCATCTTACTCCATCTAACACTGGTATTAAAAATCCTGCAAGAATTATAAAGTCTGTAAATTGGACTGATGAGATTAATATAGAAGCTTGTTATGTGACACGTACATATATGACTAGACATGGAGCCGGTGAATTCCCAACTGAGTGTAATAAGGAAGAAATTAATCCTGACGTAAAAGATTTAACTAATGTTCCAAATCCGCATCAGGATACTTTAAGATATGGGAAGTTAAATGTGGAAGAATTACATGAAAGATGTCAAGCAGACATAAAAACTGCAGGACTCCCGTGCCAGAAAACCTTAGCTATAACGCATATGAATGAATGTGGAAAGATAGCTTTATCTGTTCGTGATACATTTAAAGACGATTGGGAAGTAAAATATTTTTATTTTGAGGTGAACTAAATGATTAAATTAAACGGCGTAGAAATCAAACTTGATAAATATCCGGATGGAACATTCTTATTTAAGGATATTCCTCCTATTGGAGGATGGTGCAGAGATAATATTGAATGGTTCTTTGAATCAATGGAAGAGTTAACAGCAGTTGAATATATTACTAGATATTGTTGGGATCATAGAGTAGTGCCTAATTTATATATGCCTTATATCCCAGATGCACGTATGGACCGAGTCAAGCATGAGAACGAATTATTTACTTTAAAATATTTTGCTCAGACTATTAATTCATTACATTTTGGAAAAGTAGAAGTTTTAGATCCGCATTCTGATGTATCTGCCGCATTATTTAATAAAGTACATGTAGAATCCCCGAATCGAATGATTGAGGATGCTGTTAAGAAGATTGCGAGTAATAACCTTATGATGTTTTATCCGGATGCGGGATCCATGAAGCGATATTCTTCAGCAGTACATCTTCCATATGCTTTCGGTATTAAGAACAGAGATTGGGAGACTGGAGAGATTAAAGGTTTAAACTTATCTGGTGAAATTGATCAATTACCAGGTAAAGACATTCTGATTGTAGATGATATTTGCAGCAGAGGTGGTACTTTTTATTATAGTGCTAAAAAGCTGAAAGAGGCCGGTGTAGGTAAGATTTATCTTTATGTAACTCATTGTGAGAATACTATTTATGAAGGAGAGCTTCTGAAAAATAATGGATTGATTGAGAAGATTTATACGACAGATACGATTTTGACAAATCTGGAAAGTCCTAAGATTGAACTGGTTGAGAGGTTTAGATAAGGAGGCATTATGAAACCGATTATTAGTCCTTGGACGATTTATTTTGCAAGTAGAGCAGATTCTTTGAAAATTCTTGCTGGATGTATTTTAATATGCTGCATAATTGCGATATGTATAGCATTCATTGAGGGTGACATAGACTATGGATCTGTATTAACTCATAAAAGTTTTATGAAGAAATGCGCGATAGTATCTGTCATCAGCGCAGTTACTTTGGTTATCACTCCAAGTACAGAAACAATATATACGATGGCAGTTGTAAATGAAATCACACCAGATAATATTCAAGCGGTTGGCAAAACTGGCAAAGATGTAGTTGATTATATTACTGATCAGATTGACAAAGTTGTAAATGATAAAAAGGAGAATGAAAAATAATGAATACAATGGCAATTTTGCTCTCAGACACATATAAACAGATCCATAATAAAATCTATCCGAAAGGACTGACGAAATTAGTATCTTACTGGACCCCACGAAGATCAATGCTTAAGAATCAGAACAAAATGGTATTCTTTGGTCTACAGGCATTTATTGAAGAATATCTGATTGATTATTTTAATAAAAACTTTTTTGAATTAACAGCAGTAGAAGTTGAGCATACATATAAATACAGTATGGATATACAGTTAGGAAATAGTTATGAACTAGAGCCTATTATGAAACTTCATAAATTAGGTTATCTTCCAATTCAGATACGTGCTATTCCGGAGGGAACATTAGTACCAATGGGCATCCCATGCATCGAAATTACAAACACACATCCAGATTTTGCTTGGGTAGTACAGTGGATAGAATGTATCCTGCAGGTTGAACTCTGGAAACCATGTGCTCATGCAACAATTGGTCATATGTATAGAGAACTTGCAAACGACTACTATAAAATGACCTGTGATGACTTTTTAAGACCTGAAATGGCCTGCTCAGACTTTGGTATGAGAGGAATGTCTTGTATGGAAGAGGCAGTAAGATGTTCATCTGCTTGGTTATTATCATTTGATAAGACAAGTACAATTCCGGCCATTGATTATATAGATACGTATTATGATGCTTGCTGTTGGACTAAAAGAATCGGAATTGGTGCTGTATCAACAGAACATTCAGTTATGGCTTCAAATTATGCAGTAGACGGTGATGAAATCACATTTGTAAAAAGACTACTTACGGAACTATATCCTAATGCATCTTTCAGTATGGTATCTGACACTTATGATTACTGGAACATGATTGATAATATTCTTCCGGCTTGTAAAAAAGAAATCATGCAGCATAATGGCAAACTTCTGGTCCGTCCAGATTCCGGGGATATGGTAGAAATTGCTGTAGAGACAATTGAAAAGCTTTGGAATA